TTATTTATTTTTTTCTGTATCATCAGCTGTTGTTTCTTCTATCTTCATATTTTCTAAATCAAGCAAGGAAAGCATTTCACGAACCACTATGTTAATTTTTTTGTCGATCACTGCCTCCCCATATTTTTGCTTAGCAAGTTCGATGTTTTTTATTACATCCTCTCCAAATTGAATAATTGGAACATCCGTTTCTAAATTATTAAAAAGATCGATAAATTCATCCAAAGCCTTATCAAACCGTTTGCTTTCCATATCATTAGCCTTCATATTTATCACCCAGTATTAGGATAACCAAATATCATTATAGAAATCACCTCAACATATGAAAGAACGCTGCTTTTTAATACAAGCTTATTCACATGGCAACCGCATGGAATGGAGATGTTAGAAGTAAGGGTTCGAACCCACGTAAGACCAGGCCTTTGAGAAATGTACTGTACCATTCTCTGTATAAAAAAAATCCATCGAGCATCCCCTCGATGGACAAAACGATTCGTAATATCTTAGTCTTTCACTATTTAATTAAATGATTTGCTTGCAGTACTTCTTTTTGTTGTCTTCCCCGTTCAGTAATGTAATTATTTTTAAACCAAGCCCAAATACTAGCAAAAGCTGTAAATAACAAGGAAAGAATTTCACCCCAAAGTTCTTGGGAGCCAGGAATCGGATTTTTTCCTGCTGCAATAAGAAATTGATTAATTAATGCTAATACCAAAACAATCGTACGAATAAGCGTGCCTCGGTCCATGTTGTTCACCTCCATCTTGTAAAAATAAAGGTAAGCGAATTGCTTGTACTTATATATATGCCAAGAAGGTGTGACTTTATGGTAAAAACATTCGTAACATTTTTGCACCATTACCAATAGAGTTCTACGTTTATCAATAAATACGACAAATATCGCTTTCATTCCTGCTTACTTCTATCAAAATTAACGAAAAATTAATGCTCAATATAAAAGCACGTATAAACAAAACCTTTGTTTATACGTGCTTTTAAAGGATTAACTAACGCGCCCGGAGGGATTCGAACCCCCGACTCACGGTACCGGAAACCGGATTAAACACCGTATAAAGCCGGAATCCTTACGTAGCCTTGCGTCAGCTTTATCGGTGAATCAAACGGTTAAATTCGTATCTCACATTACTTACTACGTTCATGTAATTTTGCGTTTATTATACGGTATCATCCGAAAAAAGACAAGCCATATTTCGTAAATCACGATTTATTCCTAGAATGTATCAGTTGAAATAACACAACCTCATTCTTCCCGCTTATATGTGTACAAGTCATCGATGGATACTTCGAGTAAGTCCGCAAGTTTATGCGCATCCTCCATTTTAGGCGAGTGCTTCCCGGAACACCAACTCGATAAAGTATTCCTCGAGACTCCCATATAGTCCTGTATATACTCCCGTTTATATGGCGACTTCTTTATTAAATCTCCTATATGACTAATTAGCATAAATACCACCTCGAATACTTTCACGCAATTTATAATCATTTTTGCACAGAATTTTTGTGATAGACACGCATTATTTTACTAACTTAACTATAGTATATAGTGTATCGCAAAAACGGAATAGTTAAAATACTTGTACATATATTATCTTATCAACTAATTACCTATTTCAATCTCCTATTCCAGGTGGGAATACCTAAAAGAACACCTGAAGGATCAGAAAAAAGAATAGAAGGAGGAATATCTATGCTTACTAACTGGACGTATAAGAAACGCTTATCCGTCATCTTCCGTCGCACGAACTTTCTGCGAGAGTATCGCGATTTCCTAGGCAACTTAAAGGAAACTCAACCGCGTTATCTACAGACGAACAAAGAAACGCTATACACGGAGTATGTCTATTCGATTCCACTCGGAAAGGTATTAACGGACTCACTTGAGAAAGCGATTGTCGGGGCATTTGACCGCGTATGTAAGGTTAAAAGCGCAGGTGGCCGATTATACGTACGTATTTATAAGTATAAACTACCTGATCACGTCGCCTACGAGCAATTAAAGGAAATTAACGTAGATACTAAATACACCGTGCCTATCGGTTTAACTCTCGATGATCTAATTCTCCATAATTTCGACGTAACACCGCATATGACCGTAGCAGGAGCGACTAGACAAGGGAAAACGGTATTTCTAAAGCAATTGATTACGTACCTTTGCGAAAATAACCCTACGGAGGATATTCGCTTGTACCTAATCGATCTCAAAGGCGGACTCGAGTTTGGGCGATATGCGGATTTAAAACAGACAGTTCGAGTCGCAAGTAATGCTTGTGAGACTGCGAAATTGCTAGAGGAAGTACAATCGGAAATGAATCGCAATATGTCCGTATTTAGAAAGCTTGGTTATACAAATATCGTGGATACGCCAATTAAGACACGTACATTTGTTATCGTCGATGAAGCTGCGCAACTATCCTCGGAACCATTTATGCAACAGGAAACTAAGGAACAACTCGGCTATTGTCAACATGCTTTATCAGAAATAACTCGTATCGGTGGAGCGTTAGGATACCGTTTAGTATTCGCTACTCAATACCCTACGTCCGACACGTTACCTCGCCAAATCAAACAGAACGCAGACGCGAAGTTAAGTTTCCGTTTAACAACCGAAGTTGCATCGCGTGTTGCACTCGACGAACAAGGTGCGGAGAAATTAACAGTGCCTGGACGTGCAATCTATCGGACTATTGATAAAGTCGAGATACAAGTGCCGTATATAAGCGATAAAGAATCGGAGGAGAGACTGGCGAAATTTAAGGAGGTCGATCAACGTGACGGTGCATCATACGATAAAGTTTCAAGAACGGACGATGACGATCCTCTCCAAACTGGATGAGTTGGCGGTTGCTGACGGCAGGCAATTGCAGGAGATATGTGCGCTCGGAGGTAAACGAAATACTAATCGGATACTTGCTCGTATTGAATCGGAGGGGTATTTGCGATCATTTCGACGCCAGCAGAAAGTCTATGTATTATCGAAAAAAGGTCGCGAGGTAATCGGTAGTGAACGTAAAGTATCATCCGGAGGTTATCTCGAACATGCGTTAATGAGGAACGATATATACCTCGCATTAGATAAGCCGAAAGACTGGCGGATAGAATGTCCTGTAACATATACCGGCAAGTATAACCGCAAACAACGTATTATCCCCGACGTCCTTACTACCGTTAAAAGGCGATTAACGTTGATCGAGATTGATCGCACACAGCGTATGCAAGAAAATCGGAATAAAATAGCGCTGTATGCGGATTTACAGGCGCGTTATTATCGGAAAACGATGAAAACTCCGCCTGCTGTGCAGTTTTATACGGTAAGTGACGTTAGGGCGGAAAAGTTGCGGAGGATTGTGCGTGAGGTTAGTGCGATGGATATCGAGGTGATGCGGGCATAAAAAAGGCGAACAGTGATAAGTACTGTTCGCTAAATTCTTTTTATTTTTGCGCCCAAATGATTCCAAAATGTGAAGTAATGCTACTAAATGCAGTGGCGTTAGTATCTGATAACACCGGATGATTATCAGCAGAAGAGGAAGTTTTACAGTTATGTGCATGAATAGTTGATCCCCGATTTACCCTAAGGTCTTGCCCACTTGCCCCAGTTACAGTAGATTCCGTCACAACAATATTAGAACCTTTTTCAGAATAGACACCGTGACCCAACGATCCAGAGTGATTAATATCTGTTATTGTACATAAAGGTGCAATTATCTCTGATCCTCCGGTTGCATACAGTCCATAAGCATGGCAGTTCGTTACCCTGCCAGAGCCAAAACTTACTTTACCTCCAATATCAGCTACGACTCCATATAAAATACCATTACCAACGGTTGATTCAGAGCCATTTACCTCGCCGTATCTAGTTGCTTTAATACCTTTGTCAGTACAATTTAAAGCAGTTCCTTTAAAGAAATTAACTTTACTGTTTTGATCTGCAATTACTCCGGTTTCACTACCATCAACAACCGCTAACTCAGCGTCTATGATACTCGCGTTGTAAGACATAATCCCTGCTACTCCCGCATTTTTAGCTGATATACCGTTAGCGTTTAATATCCCCGCATCCCTTGCGTATATTCCATAGGCTCCGGCATTATCCGCTTGCGCGTCACGCGCATCAACTGAACCAGCATTGGTCGATCGAATCCCATGCCTTCCGCAATTGTTTGCAATCCCGTTTCTAAAAGACAACGATCCTCCCGCAGCGGCTTGCGCTCCGTAAGTTTTCGAATCACTTACATCCGCTCTTTCTGCGTGAATTGTTGCTCCCCACGCAAGTATTCCGGACCATCCTTCCGCTGAATTACCGGCTTGTGATCCATGTGTGAAAATACCATCGTCCGCGAATATTATCGATCCATATCTACCGTATAAGTTATTTTGGTTCGCGTATTTAAATCCTTTCCCTGCTCTGACTTCAAGGTGGGAATTATTATATACACCTAACCCGTTACGACAGTAGGCTTGACCATTAACTAGTATATTCCAAACTAATCCTCTAGCATTTTTCAATGTTAATAAATCAATATCTACACTAGGGAAAGAAGCTCCAACATTTACTTCCGTATCTGTACTAGTTATTTCGAATTGACTATAATCCCCATTGGATAAAATGATTGGATCATTAAGTTCGTAACCTGACTCCAAATTAATCTTTATCGTAGTTCCTTGATTCGTTCTTCGCTGACTTAAAGTATCGATAGCTATTTGTATATTTTCGAAATCAGACGGTACATTAACTATCAAATCAGCAAACTGTTTTTCCACTCTTTGATTTACTTTGTCATCGATAGTCTGATTAATTTCTGTAATATCTTGCATACTGGCTTTATTTGCTAGTTCCGTAGTTAGTCTGCTGTCTAATTCATTTATCGCTGTCGGATCAAACTCTTGTATTAATTCCCAATCAGAACCGTTATATCGATACACCTCTGCTACGCCAGCTCCATTATCACGTACCATAACAGCATCGCCTACATTAGCAGTTGAAGGTAGTTCTGATTTAGTTGCAACAGGTGCTAGCCAATTAATTTTTGCACTATCTATAATTTGTTGAACTGCTTCTTCGGATATGGTCCCAACTATATTATTTAATTTCGTATAAAGTTCTTCAAAATTGTGATTAATGTTGTTTCTTGACTCACGATCCCACAATGTATTTATTTCTTTTTTCCCCAATTAACATATCCCCTTTTTAACATAATAAAAAGGATCAAAACCAAGTTCTGACCCTCAAATTAGATATATTTTACTTACCTTTATGGAAAGTACCTCCCTATACTCGCATCTACCGCATTACCTTCGTTAATTTTTGCGCGTAACCATTCGTTATCGGCCTCGAGATTAACGTTTACTTCGCGCGTTCTTCGTAACTCGTCACGTATCTCCGCCAATATACCGTTATCAGTACCGCCGCTGTCTCCGTAGCTACCTCGATTTACTTCCGCCTGTAGCCTCGCAGTCATTTGCTTACTTTGTCCGCGGAAGTCTCCGATATCTATTCCGGCAAGTTTCGGCTGTTCTGGCGTTGCTGCTTCCGAAAGGCGTTGCGCCATTTTTGTAACGTTGGATATTTCGTCTTTAATACCTAACGCTAAGCCTTCTCCGAGCATCTTACCAATATCATTACGGAACATTCTTGAAGGTGATTTAATGCCGAAAAATCTTTTTGTAGCAGACTCTACCCGTCCAGCTACGGATTGGGCTGCGCTAACCACATCATCCGCCTTATCTTCAATACCTCGCTTTAATCCGCCTAATAGGTCTTTGCCTGCGTCAAACATATCACCGGCAAAGTCCCCGATCCCGTCGAGTAATTTGCCTCCGATTTCTGCCGCAGCTTCGCCAATATCCGGAAGCATGTCGAGTAAACCATCGATAAGTTCGCCTATTAACTCGACCCCAGCGTCAAATATATCCGGTAACATATCCATTAGCGCTTTTATCAGTTCGGTAATAAGTTTACCGCCTGCTTCGAGTAATTCGGGCAGTATTTCGATAATCCCATCGATAAGCGCGAAAAGTATCTCAACTCCTGCGTCAAACAACTTCGGTAAATTATCGATGAAAACATCAACTAACGCGAATAATATTTCGAGCGCCGCGTCCAATAACGTCGGCAAGATCGAAATAATTCCGTCTATAAGCGCCATTAAAATGTCAACGCCCGCTTGGAGTATGACGGGTAGGTTTTCGACGATTACGTCTAAAATCGCCATAATTAACTGTAACGCTGCATCTAGTAAAGCCGGTAAACTCTGAATAATTCCGTCAATAAGCGAAGTTAAAATATTGATACCTGCATCCACTACCCTCGGTAAATTCTCGACCAACGTCTGTATAATCGTCGTGATTAGCGTTATAGCCATCTCGATAATCAACGGTAAATTCGTGATAATCGCATCTATTAACGTCATCAATATTTGAATTCCGGTTTCGATAAGCATCGGCAATAACGTAAATATCGTTTCGACTAGCGTAGTAAATAATTTCGTTGCCGTTTCGATAACCATCGGTAAAGCCGACACAATGCCCTCGATAAGTTTAAGTACCAGCCCTAAGCCAGTCTCGATAAGCACCGGCAATAACTCCGTAAACTTTTCGATTAGTAACGTAATTATTTGCGTCGCTGTATCGATTAGTCCGGGTAAAGCTGCGGTAATCCCTTCGATTAGCTTTACGATAATATCGGTACCTGTTTCGATGGAGGCTGTTAACATCTCGGATAATTTATTGATAAACTGCACGACCATATCGCCCATATTTTCGATCGCTTCCGAGAACTCCATTTCTCCTTTAAATACCTTGATCATATCGGTTACTATGTTCGTCCTGGTTGCGAGGAAAGTTAATCCGCTGACGACCCATCCGATCGGACCGGCTAATCCGCCAAGTAGTATAACTAACGACGTCATAGGTCCGGCTAGATTACGAAGTACATCCGTTACGGTGATTCCGGATTCTTTTAATACGTCTAATCCTTTCGCCGCTAGCTCGCCAAGCGTACCTAATCCAGACAACGCCTTCTCAAACGCGCCGACGGAAAAATCCTTAACCGAATCCGCGAACTTTTGTACCGCTTTTGCAGCCACCGGAAACTTATCCGCAAATGCCTGCGCAAAATCTTCCAGTGATTCTTTAACCAATTTAGCAAGCGAAGCAACGGAGTTAGCTATCGACGTAGCCATGTCGGACGCTTTCGCCTTTATCTTATCGAAGTTTTTCGCAGCTACTACGATACCTGCGATTGCTGCCGGAAGTAATGTAAAGGCTCCTATTAACCCGAGAATGACCTTCCCGACAACAAGCGCTGCTCCTCCCAGTCCGCCAAAAGCTATAGAAGCTACGCCGATCGTACCGACTAGCCCACCTAGCGCCATTAAAAGCAAACCGATTCCTGCACCAATTGCAGCTATTACCGGTATAAGTAAAACAGCCGTTGTAATAAACGTTTTCATCGGCTGACTTGCATCGTTAAACCACTCCGCAAACCTTTCAACCGCGGAAATAACCGGGTCTAGTGCATCTAACATACCACTTAACACGTCCATAAATGGTCCGCCAATTAGTGAAGCTATGTTTTTCACCCTGTTACGTACCATTTTTAGCTTACTTATAAAAGTCTCGTAACGCGTGTTTGCTTCTTTTGCGAGCGCAGTGTTTTCTTTCCAAGCGTTAGAACCGATATTTAACGCGTCAGAAAATAAACCGGACGCTTCACTCGCTCTTAATAGCGTGTCTCTAACGCGAAGTTCCGAGAAGCCTAAGTCGTCCAATACTTTAGTTGTATTGCCGCCCTCTTTACCGATTTTGCCGAGTCCGGATAAGAAGGTTGTTATAGCCCCCGCCGCGTCATCTTCGAAAGCTGTAGCGAAATCATCGGCTGACATACCGGCAATCTTGGCGAATTTCTGTAACTCCTTGCCTCCGTCCATAACTGCGGTATTCATTTCGAGGAATACTCGCGAAAAGGCACTCCCCGCCATCTCTGCCTCCAATCCGACTGATGATAGTGCTGCGGAAAAGGCTAAAATATCCGACTCTGACAAGTTAATCTGCGCACCAGCACCGGCAAGTCGTTGCGCCATAGAAACAATCTTATCCTCATTTGTGGCCATATTGTTCCCCAAATCCACAATGACGCTTCCTAAACGGTCTATATCGTCCATCGACATTCCGACTACATTAGCGAATTGAGCTAACGATTGTGCCGCATCTTCGCTAGACAAATTCGTTGTTTCTCCTAAATCGACCATCGTACGGGTAAACTTTAATATGTCATCAGACTTAACGCCCAACTGTCCCGCAACAGCAGCAACCTCAGCGATACTATTCGCACTTGCCGGGACTTCTTCCGACATATCACGTATCCCTTTAGCTAGCCGCGCGAAATCCGCCTCTGTTCCGTCCACCGTTTTTCTAACTGAAGCGAACGAATCTTCCCACTCTGCGGCTGCCTTAACCGTGCTACCTACGGCTAGAGCGCTACCTGCAGCAATGGCACCGAAACCCGCCGCAATAGTCGAGCCTACAGAGCTTATATTCGATCCGAACTCTTGCATCCTATCCGCAGCTTTTTTTATATTTTTGTCATAATCGGAGATGTCTGCACCTATTCGTACTAATACATCGCCTATCATTTGCCGTCAGTCCTACGCGTGTAATCATTTGCGAGCCTTACCGCGTTGTTCATTTTACGCTTATGTTTGATTTCGTTTGCTTGTGCGCCAGCTTCTAGCGCTTGCCTGAGTTCCGACATAGCCTCGCGAAGCACACTTAAATGTCTTCGGTCGGCCGCAGATAACCTCAACCGCTTTAACTTTCGCTCGCCAGTTGCGACCATTTTCGCCGATTCTTTATATGTCTGTAAGCTCGGTCTGCTTTTAATTTTCTCTGTCGGCCCACCGACGTATTCCGCAATAATCTTCTGTATATCTTCCTTTGTATGTTTCATTGCTCCATCCCCTTAAAAAATAAATCCGAAAATAAATTGAATTCCTGCCAGTATCAACCCGAAAATCAGTAAAAAGAATCCCGAAAGTATTACAGTTGAAAATGCGTACGTGAAAAATCGTGTAAATTTCGTCATATAACCTCTCCCTTTCGTTTTGTTTGCGCATAAAAAAAAAAGAGATGCCCGCGGTACATCTCTTCACAAATCCCCTCCTGCATCCCCCAAGCAGTACAAACGGGATGTATTTAACTTTCAATTTCCTTTATTTGCTTTAGTTCCTCCATCATTCGTTTTTGCCACGTTAAGGCATCATTTGGCTTCTTTCGTTTCCTTACATCCTTATCACTGCGTAGTAGTTTATTCCGTTTTTTCAACGTTTTCACCTCTTTCTCTATAATCGTCAAAGTCCATCGACCATCCGCTGACTTCGACTTTGTCCGGATACCGCAAACCGCGCCTCGTTAACTCTGATAGCGTGTTGAAGATGTTACCGTAAATACCTTGCGCTAATGTTTGGCCGTCACAAATCAACGTATAATATCGGTTAGGCTTGTCAAGGACCAGCGTCAACTCTCCGCATATAAGAGGTGACTGATTGCCTTCCCTATCTTCTACGATTAGTTCTGTGTCACCGGAACCTAAGGCGCCCCAGTACGTATGTTTTTTATAGACACATCCTCGCATTTACTTATCCCCTTCCTTTACAATCAAAAAAGACCTACCATATAAGCAGATTTTCAAAGAAATTAGAGCAAATAAACCTTTTGTAATTAACTTCGTTAGTATTTATACCTTGGAAAGTTAAAACGGCTCAGATCGTTTTAAATCATTAAAAATCTGTCATGATAGTTTCACTCCAAATCGACGTTCTGCCTGCCTTCTATCCTCCATCGGGATTTTAAATTGCACTCCAATCAATTTACCTCGGTGGAAATAGTCACACATAATACGCCAATTTTTATTTGAGCGTTTAATATTACGAATAACATCTCGATCTTCCGTGTATGCTGCTATCCATCCAGATTCTAACTTCCATAACTCGTTCTGCATTTAGTTCCTCCCCAATAAAAAAAGACGCTTTGTGCGCCTCAGTTAAATTTTTATTTAAGAATCCCTTTTGTTGCTGCGTCTTTTTGTTCGTCATCTGCGATAAAGTAAATTTGCTTGTAATCTCCGTTTCTATGTGAACTTAACTCCGGAATATGTCCGCCAATATTAGCTTTATAGCCTTCGAGTTTGTGTATCCGCGCCCATAAATCCGCCTTTTGCTCCTCTAATTCGTCGATCTTCCATTGATCGCTGCGTCCTCCGCCCATAGATACGGAGCCGTCCGGTGCTAACCGATATAATTCAAGGTCTACTTCCTGCGCTTTTCTGCGTAGTTTATCAGCTTCACGTCCTATTGGTTGCGTCAATTCCGACAACGTATCATTTGCCTCCGAGACAACCTCGTTAATCTCATTTTTCAATCGGTAATGTGCGACCAAACTATCGAGGTACACTTTCTTTGCCTCTGCGATCGCCTCGCGCGCTTTTTCCTCTTCTGCCTTTTTACCATCGATTACTTTGGAAGCTTCGTCCTTTACTGTTTCAATATGCGATGATACCTCATCAAAGTCGTAATCCGGTGTGTCCTTTTTCGTCTGATTAAGTACGAAGATTTCCTTTTCCGCAGCTTCGATCTGTGCGTCGAGTTCGTCTATCTTTTTAGGGTCGAACGGCTTCAATGGATCGTAGTTCGCAATTATTTCCGACTTTTTAGCATCAAGGTCGGTTATGTTCGTTTTTAGCTCATGTTCGCGGTCTAAAAACGCCTGCTTTCGTTCTCCTTTTTTCTGTAAAAACTTCTTCGCTTTGTCTAAAAATCCCATATTATTCGTCCCCCTTAGTATTATTTGCTTGTTGAATTAACGTATCTATTCGCATTAGTTCCGCAGCTTGTCTTCCGGAACCTGCGCCGCCTTCGTAGGCTTCGGATTTCTCTGTATATAACTCTTTAAGTTGGCTAACCGTCATACCTCCGTATGGATCGCTAGGCTTGCCCGATTCGTGGTCACCGTTTTGAATTTGCGTGTAATAAGACATCACGTCACTTCTGGCTTGTCGGTACTCCGAATCTGATACTGTACGTTCGTATGGAGACAATGCGCCCTCATACTTCATTACCGTTTGCTTGGCGTCAATAAGATTACGCTCGAGTTCGGCGCGTTCATTGAGCCAGTTTGGATTCTCGCTTGTCATTTCGTTACTCCTCCCAAAAAAATTAATTATTGACATCCCGGACCTATTGACATATAATTATATTGGATCATAATATCCTCAATAAATAATCAAAAGTAAAAAAATTAGATTGCTAGTTTTTTGCTTCTTTCTAGGTAATCCATAAATTCTTCCGTAGGTTCAAATTTCATTGCAATCTTAGCTCTAATTACATCCGATACACCACGATTACCGGCCTCGATTTTAGATACTGTTGACTGAGCAACGCCTAAATACTCACTGTATTTTAGTTGACTCATACCCAAATATAGTCTTATTGCCTTAAATGTTTCTTTTTCCATTACATTCCCTCCTTTTTATGCCATATTGTACAAAAATTATCGGCTAAGACGCTGCCGGCTGGCGTCCTAACCCGTCTACTATTATAGGGATTTCCCCCACGGATATTCGGCATTTTATTAATATATTTTTCTAGTTTTTTCGACTTTATTTCTTCGCTCGTTAATTCCGATAAATAGTACGTCGTAACAGGATATACAGGCGGCTTTTCTCGTTTTAATGGCGCATATCTAATCGGTCGATTCTTATTTATTTCTTTCTCGAGCGAGTCCGTTTCTGTTGGCATATCCCGTCTACGTGTACGATCACCTACCGTATCATCTAACGCAGGCATATAATACCACCTCGGAAGATACGATCCGGTTTCTTTATAACGTTTTATTGCGTCGTGGTGTGCGTCCTTACACTTTTCACAGCAAAATCGACTATCACTACGTTTAACTCGCTTTCCTTTAAAGTTAGCGCTATCTATCGGATACATATTAAGGCAAAACTTATGCGCACACTTCCGCCACTTCTTCCGCTCTTCTTGATAATCCGCCCATGTTGCACGGTCATCTTCTATTTCGTCCTTATAATCGCTATACAAAGACATAATCGAATAATCTGCTCGTTCCACGTATGCTCGATCATAGACCGGAGGATTCGCCTTGATTCGTTCCTGCTCGGTGTGTTGTGCGTTCAAGATAAGTGTATTAGCTACGCCCTCTAACGTATTTAACGGCGCTCTCTTTAAGGTAACGTCAGCAACGTTGGCAAATCGTTCTAAGCCGGTATATGTGCGTTTCGGAAAGTCTGTGCTGTATTCTACGGCATGGCGGGCTTTGAGTTTTTTTATTTCTTTTAAGCTCATTTAATCGTCTCCTTTGCTGGTTTATAGTTAGGAGCCTGGAGTCGGCTAATTTTGAAAACTTTTATTATTAATTTTGAAAGTATTCTTTTAATCTTTTAATACCTCCGACAAATACCTATGTCCGCCTAATACTTAATAGGAAGGACTTTCGTCAGAAAGGACTTCCGGAATACAATGAGCGTAAGCGAATAAGTATTCCATTACTTGATAGTAAAGACATTCGATAGAATGGATTTACAGTGTTTTGATCTTTAATCGCTATTAGTATAAATCTTGCTAATAAATCTAGTTAAATAAATCTAGTTATACGGTAATTAGTTACCGGTGGTTAATTAATTGTTTTACCGTTAGATTTTTTCTATTTTACCGGTACTTCCTTTATATCCTACCACCACGCCTTCTTTCGGCATCCTCAGCTTGTTTATTATCGGTAAATTTTTTCTGCGCTTCTGGACATTTCTCGAACAATTCACGTTTACTTAGCGGCTTATATGGAACGTAAATTTTATTCCCTTTCGGTTTACTTATCTTGATTAATCCGAAACTCTCTAACGCACGTAAATGCGTACGAACCGTTTGGATACCTTTTCCATATCGTCGCGAAATTTGCCACTCGGTAGGATATGCGTACCCATAATCGACGTTATAGTAATCAACGATGATAGCGTATAAGTAGTTGTATTCCGGCTTATAATTCGGAACATGTACATAATGCATAATATCTGCGGGCATCTTTACGAAGAAACTCTCCTTACTTTTTTCCGATTTGTTAAATACTTCTTTTGTGCTTGGCAATAATAATTGTTGTGTCATAGTCATATCGGCTCCTTTTAATTATAGTTTTTGATGGATATTTTCTAGTGCCTTAGAGAATCCCGGAGTTAACTCAAATATAAACGCAGCGTTCCCTCGTACTTTCGTTGATGGTCTTATTTCAATTACCTGAAACCCTTGTTTTATAAGTGCGTCAGCAACTCTTAAACTTAAAATCACTTTTCGATGCTTCATTGGATCACTCTCCTTTACGCTGATTTAAAATACCTTATATATATATAAAGATGCATGAGAACGCCTTTAGCGCACAGAATCGAAAATTTCTTCAACTTTTTTGCCCTCAGTATGTAATACGCATCACTAAGACAACCCGCGCAATTTTTCATAAAATTTTTATTGCCCTTACTTGTAAATACGTATCTAAATCTATTCTGCGCACATCTCCACCAAAAAATATTTCCCACTATATAAGACGATTCAGTAAGCAATTCATCACAAAAAAGACGAAACAACTTTTGCCGAAATTGCTCCGTCTTTCCCCGTCCTTACCTACAGTTATCCGCGTACTTCGGTGCGCAAGGGATATACGGTCGAATCACGCCAGTTGCCGCTGCCGTAATTCCCGTATTCGCTCGCACAATTCTAATATCGTAAATATTCGTCCTATTTTAACCGGTAATGTTTTCCAATAACGATCAACGAGTTAATCCGTAATACAAAAACGCTAATACTATACCGAACATAACGAGGTATACTGCGTCCCATCCGTCTAATTTAAACGTCCAGGTTTTATCTAGAACCTTCCGCAAGTTTTCGCACCTCCTCGAGCATTACAGCCCATTCCGTGGCATTGAAATCACAGCCGAGCAATAAATCCTCGATCCAAGCCGGCAGTTGTCCGGGTGATACGTGCGTATACAGATACGCCCTTACTATCTCGTCATAGTTCGCTGATTGCTCCGCATATAACGCCTCTTTTTGCGGGTGTTCCTCGGGTAAGTCGTGACGTGCATCCGATTGTAGTCGGTTGTGCTTCGCCATTACCTCCGAATAGTTTGGCGCGAGTTGTGCGGGTTCCCCTCCGTCGATCCAAGTGATATTATTATTGCTTTCGTGATTGAAATGAGTTGCTTGCATGTTAACCTCTCCCTTTTTATTAATTTATTCGGTTTATCCGAATGATTAACCTAAGTATATATTCGGTTTAATCGAATGTCAAAGATAAATTTACGGTTTAACCGAATAAGTGTATAATTACATCATAAAATATCGATAAAGGAGCGTGCTTTATATGAAAGTACGGATACATTTGCAGGAAATTTTAAAGAGGGAAGGAGTCAGTCAAAACGAATTGGCCAAACGTTTAAATTTAAGTCCGTCAACTGTTAACGATATGTGTAAAAAAGATATCAAGAGAGTAAATACGGATACTATCGCTAGAATTGCAGAAATGTTTAATATTGAGGATATTCGAGAGATTATTTCATTGGATAATGTGGATAAATAATGGTGTTTAAATTTTTTTTTAAAAATTTCAGCCCATTAAAACGTTGATATACCAGTGTTTTTTAAATTTTGAGGATATAACACCATGTAATGAACTTAGCAAATCGACAATTCATGGGTTATAATCATTTCAGAGGCAACCGGTTGTATCTCTAATTTACTTTTCGGAGGTAATTATGGAGATATTTTATGCTATCTTAATCTTTCTTCACATCTCGAGAAAATTAAACATAACGATTACTATAAATAAAAAATAACATAGATTTCATAAACGAAAGTCGTTAGTCTTAAGCTAGCGGCTTTCTTATTTCCTTTACGCCGTATTTTCGACGTAAACAAAAAAGCGCCAATTACGGCGCCTTATTTTCCGATATTCTCTAACGCAGATTTATACTCGTTATACTTGCTTTCTTCTAAATCGCCGTTAATTTGTACGAGAACATTTTCGTGCTTAATCGTCCAAGAGAAGAGCATCGCAGTTTCTTCGCCTAAAGTGTCGTAGTACTCTTTCATTTCGTCTAAATCCGATTCATTCTCGTATGTAAATATGCGCCCTCCCGAATCTTCTCCAAGCGATGGAATAAGGAAACGTACACCCTCGTCTGCTTTCATCGGTGCGATTCCGTAGTCATCCTTTGTCATTTCTTTCGGTTCCTCCGCCTCTAGTCCGGCATCCTTAAAGGCGGATACGACATCATCCGTTGTTAAATCCTCCGAAGCACCAGCGTTATTACAAGCGGACAAGGTAACTAGAAATACGATACCAATAAATAAAATTAGATATTTTTTCATAGTAAAATAGACCTCCTTTTTATTCATATAGCTTACACTATTTCCAATATTATGTAAATACGGCCAAAGCGTTATTTTATATCCCGTATCAAAACTCTAGCTGACAACGATCTCTAACTACGGACCACCCCGGCCCCGATTAAATTTTTATACATGCGATCGTTTTGTTGCGAATATATTTAGCTATATTTAACGTATGTAATTCCGATTTCCAATTTGCTCGCTTGTTATCCGCTTTCATCTCCTTCTTTCCTCGTACACATTACTCACGGACTAGTACGAAGATAATCTTAATTATTATAATTAATTTGCTAAATAACATTTGCGCTAACATCCTCCGTATACTTCTGACTAAAGCATTCTAATATCGTAGTCTATAAAACGAAAGATAAATAGACGATTAGTTTCCGCTCCTATTTCACCGTATATTTACAGATAAACAGTCTATAAAATCGTTCATAAATCACAGTTGACTTTACCATACGTTTTATGTACTATAATTATAGGAATGAACGGAAAATAGACGGAGGTAATTGTGTATGAAAGTCGGATATGCTCGAGTTAGTACGAAAGATCAGTCGTTAGAGTTGCAGGAAGATGCGCTAAAAAAAGCCGGTGCCGAACGGATATACTCCGAGAAAGAATCTGGCGGAAAATGGGACAGAGTCGAGCTACAACGGACACTGGAAATGCTACGACCTGGCGATACATTAATCGTGTATAAACTCGATCGCCTTGCGAGAAGTACGAAGCAGCTAATCGGGATAGCCGATCGGTTGAAAACGGACGATGTTGAACTCGTAAGCCTAACGGAACAACTCGACACACGTACCGCAATCGGCAAGGCTATGTTCGGCATGATCGGTGTTATGGCTGAATTAGAACGCGATATGATACGCGAACGTACATCGGCAGGACTCGAAGCTGCTCGCGCTAGAGGTCGTAAAGGCGGTAGACCTAAAGCCAATCCAGCGAAGGTACGGAAGGCACTCGCATTGTACGATAGCAAGGCGTATACAGTACCGCAAATAACCGAGGAAACAGGCGTTAGCAAAGCGCTACTATACAAGGAATTGAAAAAGCGTAAAACAACGGAGGCTTAACGGCTTCCTTTTTTTTATGCGGATTTTCGACCCCTTCGTCTGGTGAACGGGTGCCCGACAATTCAAAGCGATCGGAGGGTCACGCGTCAGGCGGTGACGCCCGATAAAACGAACATAATCGAACATAAAATATCCGCGAAATAGTCCGATATAGTCCGGCAATAATAACGGACATTCTCCGACTTTCTTCTATTATGTGAACGCGGAAATATATAATCGGACTGTTGCCGAAATTTACGCTAATATCCGATGTTCTATAATTACCGACTACTACCGATAAAATGCCGTAAAATTTCGCATGAAATCCCAAGTTAAAATCGCCGTTAAATCGGAAATATTCGGAAGCCAATAATCGCAAATATGTAACCGAATGCGAATCGGTAATTCCGAGTTTCTTCTTATATTAGTGTCCGCTATTTTACCAGGTACTAATCGTTATACATTCACCATTTCCGACTAACCTATTTCGATAATTTTTACCAACTTGGGATCGTACGACATTACCCATTATTTTTACGCTTACAAACGATGCAACGTCCGTCATAAAATGAATAGCGATGTTTTCGGAATATCCAGCAGCCTATGATATATTTTAACCGCATAATGGGTTCACCTCCTCGAGGAATAGTTTGCGACTCAACTTGCGTATACTTGCGTAAATATAGCCGTCTAGGTTGCGAATTTCCCCGAGTTTGTACCGGCGAATACAATCGATTAAACATGCGGTAAATGCGGCTGTGTGCGTTTCTAAGCGTGTTTTAGCCGACTTTGCACGAAAGACAATGCCGACGTATTTGCGAAGTTCTGCGCCATAAAAGAATGGTGATAATATTTCGTAGAGTGATTTCGGAATGTTGTTGCGTGCTCCCGCGGCTTCCATGGTCTCTAGTACGTAATCTTTTAAATAACGCTTATTGCAAGGTTCATTTCCGGATTTAATACGGCTTTCCCTTTGCTCGCTTGTCTTATCGTCGACTTCACGCTCTGACAAACGATCTGACACGAATGGCAATAATTGAATAATATTCGCACCAACTCCGCCACTTTTCGGGCGTATCATGCCTATCCGTTTAATTATACCGAGCGTTTCAAGGCACTTTAATACACGGCGTACAGTACGATCTGACTTGTCGATAGATTCCGCGATTGTCGCAACCTTTAAATGCGCTGCACCTGCGTACTTGACACTGTACCTCGCAATGAAACGAAGTACCGTTCGCATAGTTGCGGTTAGTTGGTCCGTGTTATATTGCTCGTGTTGCTTGACGTGGTAATTAAGTTCTTGCGTATTATCAAACGTTGAATAGTCGGATAAATAGTGCATTGTCGTTTCTAACCTCCGATAGAGGCGCATTAACACGAATGTACGTTCGGTTATAAGCGTACAACAAATAAACCTTGCGAATATCCACTTTTTTCGATATAATTACCGTAGGCATAGGAGTTATATCGATTGTGAAGCAAGTCTTTACTTTCGGTATAGCGCCTTATTTTTTTGTTTAATTTTTGTATTTATTTCTTAGTCGAGAAATCGGACTAAACTGCGCATGTTGTTTCTTTAAGTCATCGTCCGTCATTTGTATATATTTTCTAGTAGTAGATATTTCTGCATGACCGGCGATCCTTTGAAGTGTAAATATATCTCCACCATTTAAAATATAATTACGACAAAACTGGTGTCTTAGCATGTGTGGAGTTACTCGCTTATCGATATTAGCTCGATTCTTATAAATAAAGAGCCTACGTCGAAAACTATTCTCTTGATACCTCTCTCCGAAATTTGAGACAAATACATAACTCGTATCGAAATTGGTCTTTACTTCCGAAATTAACTCCATAAGTAACCGTAATACTTGATTAGATAAGGGAAGTATTCGTGGCTTTCTGTTTTTACTTTTCGAAGCCGGCAAAAGTATCGCACGTTGCTTAAAATCCACATCTTGAATTTCAAGGTTAAACATTTCTTTTGATCTAATTCCGCAATCTAACATAACGAACATAGACACTAAGTCTCTAAACTGTGCGTATTCCCTTACGTCGGGCGCTTTAAGTAGTTTATTGATCTCATCGTCGCTTAAAGGCGTAAATGTATCCTCATCCACTTTCATTAATTTAATATTTAACGCAGGATTATTATTCGATATATTTTCACTTTGAAGCACGCTAAAAAATACTTTAAGAAATCGCAGTCGAATATTTACCGTATAAGGCGATAATCCTATACCACCCGTTTTTTCGTTTCTCTTTTCCTCGGATAGGTAAATAACATACTCTCGAATTAATCCTGGCGTACAATCATTAGCAGTAACAATTTCCGGATGCTCATTACATAACCACTCCGAAAAATAACCGTATAAATCGTAATAATCACTAACAGTGCGTTTTCTAACTCCCTCTGTCTTTTTAAAGGCAACGAAATACTCAAATGCATCATTTAACGGTAAGTTCAT